GAGACGCCACATCAAGGCTCGCCACTTTTCCAAAATGTTTAGGTATAGAATCACTAATATGATTCACATCTATTTCTGAAAGCTCTCCCACGATTTTACCGCACTCTTTCATACAAAGCTTTCCGCTTAAAGTATTTAGCGTTAAAATTTTTGAAGTTTTCCCCTCATATTTTTTTTCAATATATTCTATAACTTCCGCCCGCCGATCATAAGATATGTCATTATCCACATCAGCCAATAAACTACCGTCAAGAAAAGTTTCTCCATTGTGTTCTATTTTCCTAGCCCTGCTTTTGGAGACAAATCTTTCGAAAAATAAATCATATTCAATCGGATCTATATTAGTCACTCCAATGACATATAAAACTAAAGACCCTGCCGCACTTCCTCTCCCTGCCCCTACAGGAATACCGTTTTCTATGCAAAAATTGATAATATCCCAATTTAAAAGAACATAATCCACAAAGCCTAAGTCATTGAAAATGTCCAACTCTTCCTTAAGCCTGTCATAATAAAGCGGAGCATTATCTTTTTCGTCTATGTTTTTTTCTTTTACTTTTTTAAAGCAGAGCTTCCTCAAAAACTGGAAGTTATCTTCCAGGTCGCTACAACCAACCTCGTCATAATATTTTTTTTCTATTTTGATTTCTGGCAGTTTTACGCCCACAGGAAATGGGGCTTTATAAGCGGTATAATCAGCAATGTTCATAGCTCTAAATCAAATAATTGTTTTTGGAAAATTTTAAAATTCATTTCTATGTCATATAAGGCATCATGCAACCTTTTGGGATCATGATCTATTCCGTAATGCTTCAATAAAAAAGCTTGAGAAGTTTTTAACCCTCTTTCTCTATAATGAAGCAACCGATATTGCCAATTAATAAAATCGCCAGAAGTATACGGAATGTTTTTAGCTATCGCAGTAGCTAAAGCTTTAGTATCTATTATGCGAGATATATACTCTTGATCTAAAGGCTCCGATAGACCCTTGCGCCAAATATCCACCATATAAACATCAAAACCTAAAAGGTTTTGCCCTATGATTATATTATTTTTGTCGAAAAGGTCTTTGGAGAACTCTTCCCACACTTGATTAGGGGAGCGGCTTTTTTTTTCGTACTCCTCCTGAGAAAACCCTGTGATGCGAGCTGCTCCCTCAGAAACATTTAAGCTAGGCCAATGAATAAATCTATCAGTACGAGAAATTATTTTATCTCCTTGCGCTACAAGCCAAGCAATCTGCCAAGGTCGAGATGTGACTAAGTTTAAGCCTTCCGTTTCTGTATCAAAAACGACATACCGCTGATTTTTATTAAATCTTAAAAGGGTCTCCTTCATTTGTTTTGGATGTAAGATTCGAAGCAAAACTCGTCACTGCCGAAATGATCTAAGTTGGGCTTACTTAAGGTTGAAATTCTGCCAAATTTTCTACTACATAAGATTTTGTAAGTTTGTAAAGCTTCCACATCGTATTTGTTTTCATAAAGAATGCTTTTAACTAAAATGGAATCATATTTATCTTTAGTATATTCTGTAACCGCCTTATGGATTATAGGGTCAAACGGTAAATTGTTCTCCTCTAGCCAAAAGGTAGGAATTATGTTTTTAAAGTCAGGTACGCAATTTTTAAGGTAAAGCTGATTTTGATGAATAAAAGAGTCATAGAAAGGGATAATTAATTCCAAATGTTCGTTGTCCCAGATTTTATTTAAAAATTTAAAATCTACTTTGCTTGAACCTTTTAAATGGGCAAAGGAGCAGATCGCATTTAACAACTTGCAACCTTTATCATTTTTCGCCAAAAGAATTATTTTGTGGTCGGAATCCTTCCCTTCGTTAGAAATATCATTGCAACACGTTAAGCGTAACCCAAAAATTAATTGCAGCCCAGCGTCCGTACAAGAGTTATGAGCCTTAACAAATCCCGTCATGGAGTCTTCAACCAAAAGTAAATAGCCAGCCTCATCTGATTTGCATAGCTCAATAATTTTGTCCATCGTTAAAATACTTTTACCGATAGAGAATGTTGATTTATAAACTGGTAACATCCATGCAATTTAAACAAAATCTTAAAATAGTCAACAAGAATGTGCAGGACATCCCTCATAATACTTCATTTCGTAAGTGCATCCCTCTGGGACGAAACTCTCCTCGAAATCCTCTTCAAAGTACGACGCAATAACATTTTTATCCTTGTCAAGAATTTGGTAATAAAAAAAATCGAACTTCATAGAACAATACCATTTGGGATTGCCGTCTAGCTTTAGCTCACCTTTTTCTTTAGCAAAACCGCATAACAATCTTCCGCTGAAAGAGCCGTCCTTGGGAAAATCTTTATACGCAGCAAAATTTGCCCTTGCTTGCTTCTCGGTGAAATTATCTAAATACTGTTGTATTTCGGATAGCTGCATCTCAAACCCTAAAAGCTCTTCCTCATCCAAAGGCTTCATCCTCATAATACCTGAATTTGAAACTCCCTCTTCTAGTTCGAACTTTAAAAAAAGAAATTCACTAACTCTTGTAGAGTAATCGGGGAATAAGTTCTTAACCGCTAAGCTGTACATTAAATCCTGCAAATTGTCAGTAGCGTCCTTGCCCTTAAAAACAGCTTTGCTTGTTTTAAAATCTCTTATTAAAGCGTATTTTCTTTTTTTGTACAAAAAGAGCTTATCTATGAATCCTCTGATTTTATATTTTACAGCGCCGTCGTTTTTAATAATATCAAAATCTTTTTCTGAGTATTCTTCTGTTGGTTTACCTGTGTCTGCGCCAAAAAAATCGTAAGCTAACCCGTTGTAGATCATCTCTTTGATCATTTGAATATTTTCTTCATCATCTACTTCGTATTTAATAGCATGCTTTAAAATTAATTCTTTTATCGAAGGTACAGAGAATACATCTTGGCTTTTTATAATTTTATTATAATATTTTTTCCTCCGCTTTTCTCCTAAAACCTCAAAAATTAAATGGCAAATAGATCCCCTTTTAGCCCCGTCATTGCTTTTGTCAGGGAGTTTAAGTTTATACTTGGACCAATAAAGCCACGAGCATGATTGAACTGTTTTTATTCTGCTCGCAGATAAGGGTGTTTGAGGATCGTCACTCATTATTTATCACTAAGGAAGTTTTAATTTCTTTTTTAGTGAAGCAGGATTTATTTTTTTTAATAAAACCACAGATGTAATTCAATTGATCAGCTTGATCTATTTTTTTATCGATCCAGCTTTTAAAATCACACCCTTCTAAATGAGCATCACCGAAATCATTATAGGGTTTTGGGGGGAATTTTACACTGAGTATATTTAAATCAAAATAAGAAGACAATTTTAAATAGTTTTTTATCCCTGCAATAAACCCTCTATTGTCTGAATTGCCCTCGTCATTATTAGTAGAAATAGTAATTCGATTGATAGGCATACCACTAAGGTAAGAAACAATATTATTGTTAACAGACAAGCCAAAAATGACCAACACATTCTTAATATTTTGTTCGTAAAGAGCCAACGCATCTCCTATACTTTCTACTAAAATTACTTCTTTTTTTAAGGCTATTTCCTCCTTTACTCCCGTAATACAATTAAGTGCGGGATATACCCAATTATTTCTTTTGCCAATATGTTTCCATTTGGGGTAATTATTATTGTCATCAACTTTTCTACCAGAAAAACCAATTATTTGGTTATGTTCATTATATATGGGAAAAACCATTCTTCTATACATCTTTCCCACTCCCGCTAAACCAACCTGAAACTTTTTCTGGGTTTCTTCGGAAATTAATCTCTTTTTATAGAAACTATAGTTAGGAAAAAGTTTATCTAAAGCGTCTGGTGGGTAAATCTTCTCCATTTCAATAGTATCTTTTTTCTTATAGGTTATGGGCGCGTCTGCGTTTTTAACTTTTGATAAAAGTTTAGTTAAATTTCCGTCGTCCCCTTTTAATGTTTCTCTTACTAAAGCTTCAAATGGTTTAGATCCTTTATTTATAACAAAATCCATCCATACGCCTGTATTTTTATATATTTTAACAGCAGTTTGGTTGTCCCCACTTCTGTATAAAGCTTGAGTTCTCCAATGATCTCCGCAATCAATTAACCGATACCCCATAGACTCCAATATTTGTTGAAAATCCTCAGAATTCATCAAAATTCGGAATACTCCCTTGTTCCCCTTCAGTGTCTAACTCATGCTCGCCGTTAAGCATGTTGGCGATATCTCTTAAATCTCCACGCTCAGTGATATTAAAATTATTAAAATCTAAATTTATTGAATTTTTTCTCAACGCATCGTTTATTCTTACAGGCTCTACTGCTCCTGCGATATCACTTCCAAGATGTCGAGCTTTTACATTTATGAGTTTGTGAGTCCCAAATCTCTGGCCTTCCGATTCCATTTCGTCGGCAGTTTTATTTCTTAAAATAAACATATGAGAACAAAATTGCGTAATGCGATCAGAAAGAGAAACTATCGATTCGTCATCCACAATATTTTGAGCCGTTCTGTTGTTTGTTATCCCATATCTATTGGATTGAACCGAGGTAATCATCGGTATAATTGGCTCCCCTTCGTGCAATACTTCTTTTTGAACACATTTTTTAAACTTGTCTACCATTTCACCCACAATCTGCCATTCCGATTTATTATTCATCCTTTCGGAAGTTGTTTTAATGTAATCAAAAGAAAAAACCATCTTATTGCCTCTGCCGACCTTGGCATAGTAAAACCTTTTTAGAGTGCTAACCATAGAATCGACATCCATACCTCCCACATTGTAATAATAAAATTTTAAATCTTTTATTTTGGGCCAAGTGTCTCTCACTTTCTTTACAATTTTGCTCCCAGCCTTCCTCCACTTACCGCTTTCAAGTAAGTGCATAGGCACTCCACTTAGAGCGGCACATTGTCTCATTATTAATTCCTCTTTACTCATCTCTCCGTTATCAAAATGCAAGACTGGCACATCGTATTTCAAGCTGACTTTGGTAGAGTAGTCCATGCAAAACTGGGTTTTACCGACTCCAGATCTAGCCACAATTACAGTGATGTTCCCCGCCCTCAAGAGAGATCCATATATCTCATTAACTTTAGGGTGCGGCCCTAGCATCCCAAATTCTGTTAAAGGATTGTTCCCTCTTTCCTCAATGAGTTCCTCCATTTCCTCATAGATATTAGATGGAGAATCGTTCCCGATTTCGTACAAATTGATTCTGGAATTATAGATAGAATCGGCGGCCTGTATTATGTCTTGATAAGAAGACTCCGCTGAAATAGCCTTCATCTTTTTAGCTATAGCAGTAGAAGACTCAAGTATTTCCCTTCTTATTGAATATTTTTTTAATTCTTTGGCAGTTTTAAGTATATTTCCTGCGGGGACTTTCCTAAGGGCTAAAGATTTTATATAATCAGAAGGATTTACATTGTCTTCAAAAGAAAGACCTATCTCATTTACCCTTTGAGCTATAATTATTTCATCTATTTCATCATTAGCATTGATAGCTTGTTCTATAATTCTAAAGATAGTAGAATTTAAAGAAGTAGACTCAGAATAAAAATCAGAAGTGCTTATGAAACTAGATATCTCTGTTAGAGATTCTGGGTCTTTAAGAAGCCCTGCCAGTAATTGTTTTTCAAGCTCGTAGGAATAAATCATTCTTCATCCTCGCTGTTATCTTGTTTTTCTATGTCGGGTTTAGATCGCCCAAGGTAATCCTCCAAGGCTTTAACTAAGCCTAGTTCTGTCATACCGCAATCAAACCTTTGATAAATTAAAGGGCGGCCAGCATCTGAAGAAACCGCCATTATGATGCCTTTATACTTATCTACTCCTCCAGAAAGTTCATAGAGTTTGTCAACCATTTCGGAGGGTATTGAAAATTCTGGATCGGCATCTTCTTCGTTCATAAATATATTTCTTGGTCATCAAACAGTGACGCTGTTATTTTATCCTCTGGATAAACTTCTGCAAGTTTTATTTTGTTAGCTTCGCAAAATTGAAGTTTTTTTTCGTCCCTCTTTAATTGATCAGAATATTTAAACTTATTCTTGTGAAAAAATTTAACATATTTGGTGTGTTGCGCTCCTTGAACTTCTACAGCTATTTTTTTATTAGCGTTGTAGAAATCTAAAGTTAGCCTAGTCCCCACTACCCTGAATTCCTCAAAGACTACGTCATGCTTCCAATAAGAACGCAAAAAGTCTTTTACTCTTGTTTGAAATTTACTGCGACTTGGTTTGTCCCAGTTAATTAAATATTTTTTTGCATTTTTTAAGTTTCTTTGCTTGCCATATTGATCAACAAATTTCATTAATGCTATTCAAGGGAAAGTTCTTGTATGTCTTTTTTAAAGAACTCAAAGAGATATTTAGTTAAATCAGGGTCACTCTCTATGTGTTTAAATAAATTGTTCATGCCTTGGATTTTATCAGGAAACTCGAAAGAAGTTTCAGCAAGTAGTTCTTTAAAGTCTTCCGTCGCGCTAATCCAAGCACCGCTTTTTTTAATAAAAGAATAAGCCTCTAATAAATCCACTATCTCTTTTTCTATCCAAATAGAAGTACCCCCCGTTCTTCCGTAACGTATGGGATAACTTAATCTGGTATTGGTTTTTTCGTTTGGAGATTTTTTTACAATCGCTTTAGAATAAACTCCAATAATAGGATTGGTTTTAGGATCGGGTTTTTTATTACTAGGGTCTTGTAAAATGTGGTCTCCAGCAAAGCGTGGCTCATACTCAATAATCCAATTAGCATAATGCAACAACGCATTGCCCCCCGTAGCTGTAGTTTGTCTTACGGGAGCCTTACTGTAAGGATCAAGTTTTATATCAGCTCGTACTTGTGAGATAAAAATAGCCATGTGACCCCTTTTAGCTAGTTTAATGGACATTTTCTTCATAAATGTGGAGGCTACATTTGCTCCTCCTGCCACTTTTGTAGAATCTTCATAACCCTTAGCCATGTCATTTTTAAGTATTAATCCATCAACAGAATCCAAGACAAAACAAAATTTTGTTTCC